TACCGAGAAGCAAGTAAAACACGAACTAAATAAATCAGAATAAGATGAGTTACGAATTAATTGCAAAACAAAACACTTGGGATAGGACATTCACTATCCGTTTGAAGTACACCAAAGGTATCGAGAAGTATCGAACCGATAGATTAACCGAAGACGAATTTAAAGTAATGTCAACCTACACACCTAAAGAATGGGAGATATATTTGGACACTGCCGATAACTACAAAAAGATATGAAACAAAAACAATGGAAGCCAAGTATTCGTCTTTCGTTACTTCTGTTAGCGTTACATCTAATCCGTTATTAAAGTGAACCATATAATGTACATTCATAACTTCTAAAAGATCTTCAAATGTGTCCGCTATTAATTCAAAGTGCTTGTTTTTAATGCCAATTGTTCCTAAAAAGTAACGATCGGTTTTCTTCATTTCATTAACTGGTTATAATATACTTTTGCTATTTCAATTTTTTCTTTTGCTTGTTCAATTCCTTGCTCATCGTAATCAATCTCAAATACCTTTACTCTTTCGTTTTTTGGTATGTGATCAAAGTTATGTTGAGCTTCTACGTAATCCCTAACTTCTTGGCTTTCCCCAATCAGATTCTGTTTCCAATGTTCTCTGCGGATCTCATCCTCAAGAAGTAAGTAAGGCGTATTTACTAAGCAGTAAGTAACTAAGGCTTTTTTTCTTCCAGTCATCCACATATACGCTTGCATTTGCCAGTAGTAATCCTTGTTTGGTAATTCAGATTCAAAGAACGGAAACGTATGTGCGCTCCAGCTTACTTTAGTATCAATTATCAAATCCGTAGTAACTACATCCGGAGTTCCTTTGATCCAATCGTTAGTGTATTTATCTTCATTCTTGTAAATAAAGCCAAGATCCAAAACTTGAGCAACTAACTGGATTGCCTCATCTTCTGTTTGGTTGCCTTTGTCCGTATATCTGGAATTAAATTCTTTGTAAATTCCGTATTTGTCTTGCAATACGACTTCTTGAATATAACTCTTTGCAGTTTGAGAAAGTGCCTCCCCAGCTTTTCGTGAGGAGGTCATTAACTTTCCTAAAGCACTTGCTCTAACTTTCATAACGCATTAAGGATATCAATTTGCCCCTCAGTTAGTAAGAAAGATGCTTCGAGCTTTTCTCTTGTATATTCGCCTTTTGATATGGCAGTTACTGCTGCTTGGAAACGTTCTTTATTAATTGCGGGTAATTGCTTTTCTTTCTTTACTTGTTCTCCGGCTGCATCCGTGTCTTTGTCCGTTACTAATCCCAAAGCTGAGCTGAGTGCGTAGCGGCGGAAATAAGTAACCCCAGATCCGAAGCTCTGATAGTCATTCATACCTTTTAAAGATACCGTTGGAATCTCAGTTCGGCTTTCAATGCTTTCTCCAGATTCAATATGATAAATAATAGTATCAAGATAGTTTACTGATTCTTTTGAGTTAAGGAGTTGAGTAAATCCTAATCCGTGTTTCTTTAGTAACGGGTTAATCTTGTCAAAGATTGCTGGTAAATCAGCGTATGAATAGCCGAATCCTTGCGTGCCTTTGTAAATTACCGGTACCTCTTGCTGAAATGCTGCCAGCGACTTAAATAGATGTTTCATTTTGTTTTGTTTTTAGGGTTATTATTTGTTTTAATTCTTTTTCAATTAGCTCTGTTCTTTCTGATCTTGCTTTCATTATCAATCTAACGATTATAGGCAGATCATTGTAGAAATTTTCGCAGTTAATAATTACTGTTTTCTCATCTGATACCAAATGAAGTTCTCCATTTTCTTCAAAGATGGTATGCGTATCGTCTAAATAAGTATATTCCATAGCTTAAATGTTTTGGTATGCTTCTTCGTAAGTGTCAAAGAATCCTTCTTCTCCAGTTTCAAAATTGTAGGTAATGTAATCTACATCTTGACCAAAGCAAGAAGCAATTGAAATTCCGTTTTCTAATGCGATATAAACGTAACCGGATTGCTTATTAAATCCACATTCCATAATATCCTCATCAGCAGCATAATCCTTATATGCTCTTTGTACTAAGATCCAGCTTTCTAAATCTGATCCGCTTAGTTGTTGAATTAAGTCTTTTGTTTCCATTTGCATTTGTTTTTAGTTGTTTATTGAACAAATATAATATTAATTTTCAATATAAAAAACATTCCGAAAAAAAATTTTAACTTTTTTCCAGCTCTTTAATCTTTGACTTGTAGGTAGTTATAAGATCTCTTAACTCCTCCCTTGTATATTTAGCTGATTTGTGAGCTTTTTCGTGAAGTAGCATTAATCTTTCTCCGCCTATTCTTTGCTCAATTCCTATTTGGTACTGGATTAGGTTTCCGTGTTTCCATTGGTTACAAGCTACGCATTGTCCGTGTACGTTATCTTCATCAAACGTAACTGCTTTATGTCCTCCAGAACTAAAATAATGCCCGGCATCAAATTTATCTGTTAACGGTGAGCCACAACTGATGCAAGGTTGAGCTTTATCTCTGATACGGATATACTTGTTAAATACTATTTGAGCTGCTTTCATTAATTCTTGCACAGTTTCAATTTCAGCTTGCATTTTCTTTTTCGTCTTTTTCCAGTTCTGATCCTTAGCTTCAGCTACCCATACTTTTACGCACTCGGCTTCTAAGCAGTATTTTTGATTGAACTTAACGGGCTCAAATTTATTTTTGCAATGTTTACAACGTGGCATCCTTGTATTTTAATTCGTCTTTCAATATCCTTAGCTGCTCCAAAAGTAAAATATTTCTACGTGCCAGTTCTGAATTTTCACGACTTAAGGTTATAATATGATCGCTAAGATCAGTAAAGCTATCGTACGCCTCCAGAAGTTCTTGCTCTGATTGCTTTGCTCCATTGATGTAATCTAAAGCAGTAGGTTTATCTTTTTCAATCTTTTCCCTACCGAACTTAATGCGTTGGTAAATGCTCCAGAGGTTAGCTTTTGTCTTAATTATTTTTAGTGTTAAATCCATTAGAAAGGTGTTTTTAGTTGTATCGGTGGCTTTACTCTGAAGTTCTTTAACGGATCAACCGCATTAATTTCAAAGCCAATTCCGGAGTTAAAATTACAAATAATAGGCTCATTCAATAACGTATGCTTTCCTCCCGTTTCCGTGTCCTTGACTTTTTCTACGTTAATCCAAGTTGAATATTTCCATTCTGGATGCTTAATCAATCTGTGAATAACAAACATATCATCGCATCGGTTTAAGAAAGCCTTACCGCCCTCAATGTGATCCTTTAAAGGTGGTTTTAAATGACCTTTCCAATCTCCGTCTTGATATAAGTTTGCATTACGACCGGATTCCGTATTAGGATGCGTGTTTATGTAGATAGTTTTACCGGTGCTATTTACAAACTGGCGAGCAGCGTTCATAAAGTTATAATTACCCTCAAAGCTCATCTGCCGATCAAGTCCAGTAAATGGATCAATCAGACAAACATCCGCCTCTGATTCTACAAATAAATCAAATAACTGCTCCGGTTTATAAAGTCTTGAGTTGTCAATGAATGTAAAAAACTGCTCAAGGTAGGCTGTATGTCTGTGGATCTCATCGTAACTTAATTGTCTGAATGGCTTTCCGGAATACATCTGCACCATATCTCTGAGTATTTGCCCCTTTTGGTTTTCTCCAGACCATAAGCAGAATGATAATCCGTGTTGCAATGCGAGGTTTAAAAAGTACCAGTTGATCCAATAGGTTTTTCCTACGTTGTCGTGGCCTAAAATGATGTTTACTTGCTTTGGTTTAAACTTTAAATGCTCATCCAAAAAGCAACCGATTCCTAAACCTTGTTTAATATTTCCATCTTTGTAATCCAGTAAGTACTGAATAGCATCACCCTTGTTTTTTAGCATATTTTCTTAGTATTTGTAATTCCTTAGGCTCGGAATCATCGCTAAAATTACCAAACTTATTTTTATTCTTATCCCAGTTTAATAATCTTCTTTCAATACCAAATGCCTTTTCCTTTTCAAATCTCATCTTACGATCATTCTCTGCGTGCTCAGTCCAATACAGATAAAAATCATTAAGCATTTGCTTTCCGTAAGTATCTAAATAAGGTTTAAGTGATGCAGCAAACTTCTGTTTGCGTTCTTCTATATTATATTCTTTTACTTTCTCTTTCTCTTTTACTTGTACCAAAGGGCCTTTAATACCCCCTTGCTTACCCCCTTGCGTAGGGGCTTGTAAAGGTGTTTTAGTTTTATCCTCAAAACCTTTTACTTGAGCATCAATCGAATGCTTTTGACTTATATAAGCAAACTTCGCCATACCAGTTAATTCTGGCTCAGCTCCGGTAAACTGCCTCATCATTAATGCATCATAAAATGCAAGGCGATCCTTGTCATTTAACTCCATTGCTACCTCCCAATAGCTTCGATAAAATTTTACTGCTTTTCTTTCACTCATCTTACTGCCTTAAAATAAAAAACCCCTTTCAGTTTTCACGAGGCAGCGCTACTAACCGAAAAGGGCTTCAATAATGTTTTATGCGGGTCTGCCTACCCAATGACAAATATAATAATTTTATTCCAATAGCTTGTCAAAAACAAAGTTTTCTTTTACCCACTGGCGAAATGCTCTTTGTATATCTACTTGCTGATTCATAGCATCGCTAACTGCTGAGTCAATGATTAACCTATCCGTTTTTCTGATCTCATCCAGAAACATATTTGCTTTACGCTTAATGTTATGTTTAAAGATATTTGAATCATTCAGATCTTCAATATAATCTCCTAAGACCGGAAGTATTGCAGTTAATACTATTAGCTTTTCTAAGTTGCGTTTTACTGCTTCTGTGTACTGTTCTTGTTCCATATTTTTATATTCTTGATTTAATTAATTGATATTTTACTCCGTCTTTTATTTCAACTTTAAACTCACGTTGATTCCGGTAGGTTTGTTCTCCGTAAATCAAAAAGCACTTTGCCGCATATTTTACCGTGCGATCAATCTTTTCTGATCCAGATAATAGCTCCTCACGTAACTCCATAAGCATTGCATCTAAGTTAGCTTCATTATGGTAATCAAAAGTAACCTTAACTCGCTTTAGGGTATTGCTTACCTTTTCTGAATAGTTGTATTTGTAGTCAATTGATCTCATTACTTGAATTTTCTATTGTAAACGCCCTCAGCATACTTTGCCCAATCTCCTTTCAACTCATAGGTTTGTTTTTGTAACTGAGTATTTTCTACTGGAATGTCAAGAACCGGAGGCGTGTTAGTTGATACCAGCCACATTATAAAAAATGCAATCGGTAAAAAGAAAATTAAAATATGCTTAAAAAAGTCCTTGTCCTCTTGCTCAAGATCTTTCCATTCTGCTCTGATGTTGTTAATTGTTTTCATCGTTATTTTTTTTAGTTAATTCAATTACTTCATTTAATATTTCTTCAGCAGTTGCCCACCTTGCAGATGCTCTTGCTTTTGCTACTGAATCAATACCGAAAACTAATTCAACCATTTTCATATGGCCCCAAAGTTTCTCCTCTTTTTTGCGTAAATAATCAATTAATTCGTTTGTTTCCATTGTGTTAGTGTTAAATATTTGAACAAATATAATATTAATTTCTAATATAATACTCAAGAAACAAAAAAAAGTTTCAAAAAATAAAAAAAGGGCTACCGCTTTCAACTGGCAACCCTTTCTCAATAACACTAAAAACAATTATGCTTTACAAAGATATGTTTTAAAATTCATTAAGCAAACAATAGGAAACAAATTTTTCGTTTTTAAGCAGCTTGATCATTATTTTATAGTTAGAAATATTGTTTACAACTTGGCAACCGGCCGACCACCAGCCAATATTTGTACCGGATCCTTTAGTTAAGTCGTATGTATTGGGATGAAAGTTAATCCCGAAGTAACCGGATTGCAATTTGCCTTGCTCCTCAGCTTTGAGATCTTTGTCTGTATCTCTGAATACAGTTACTTTGTTGCCTAACTGCAAAAGAGCTTCAACTTTACCGTTGTGCTTTCCATATTTCCAGACGTTGTAATACCACTCGTCTGCTTTTAGGATTGCAGCTCCGTCTTTATTTACCTTTTCAAATTGCTTCAAAGTATTAGTGCCCGGATTAGTAGTCGCTGAAGTAACCAATACGAACTCCTCGCCTTTGAATAAATATATCTTGTCATCAAAAGTATTAGGAATGTCATCCAGAGATCTTACGCCAAGCAGCCAATATCCACTTGGTATTTTGCTAAAAGACGAAAGGCTCCGTGCCTTTTCAAGTAGTTGTTTATCCGTGTAAGGTCTTACCATTTGTCCAGTTTTTTGTCCGTTTTACTGGACATTATTCAATCCTAAATATTTACTGATCTTAAATAATACAATAATCAGCAATAACAGAAACAAACTGATGGTGATAAACTTCATTGTATCAGTAAAAGTTTTCCCGTTAGTTACCTTTTGTTGCTTTAAATCAGTTTTAAGCGTTGTTTTCTTTGATTTAAGCGCATATTTTAGCGAATCTGAGTAAACACTTCGGATGTGTTCTAAACTATCGTTAAAACGCTTTAAATCGAATCTTTGAATTATTCGTGTTTTTGGGATATATTCCTTTTGGATCTGGATCACAGTATCTTTTTTCGTTATGAACTTCTCCCAAAAGATTGAATCTCGGATAATTACCGGAAAAGAATCCAGTTTTGTGATCTGAATTGTATCGTATACCGGAACCTTATAACCTTTCTTGATTGCTTTATTCAAGTGCCAGTTGGCCGAGCAGCTCATTAGAATAAATATAAGGCTATAAGCTGAAAGTATTTTCATTTTGTAAGGGTATAACTTTAAATTTTACTGATCAGTATTTTTAATTGACTTGTTCCAGACCGTTAATCCAATTGCAGTTGCTGAATAAGTTAACAATCCTACAAAAACAAACTCGTGAACCTTGAATGTACGGAAAAGCGGAAGTAAAGCATATAAAATAGCCGCAAAGAAACTTGTAAAAGCTCCTAAGCGTTTAATTGACCACTTACCGTTAGGCCTTAAGGTTTCGTTTATTAGTTTCTTCATTAGGCAGTATTGCAATTAATCTTTCTGGGATCCTAATTTGATTGCTTGCTGATCCTTGTTTAAAGCTCTGCTCCTTATAACAATCATATAAAGCATCTTCAACTTTATTTAATCGGTTGTCAGTATGCCAAAGCCATAAGGCAAGAACTCCAGTAACTCCGTATTTTTTTATGATCGCAACAAACTCAGTCATTACTCCTCAGTCAAGAATTGTGGCTCGTAAGGAAACTCCTCCGTAGTAGCGTGTCCAGCAAATGCGTGTTTCGGGTTCTTTGGTTCTACCAAGTTTGCTCCGAAGTCGTAAAGCTCGGAACTCATTACGTCATAGTGGTAACCATCAGCGTAAACGGGTGGGGTTACTATTTCCATTCCATCCATTACGGGTGGCTCAATCATTATAAGTCCAATTTCTACAACAGCTTGCACTCCGTTTCCGTATGCTTCGTGTTTTTCTCCGTCAATGCCGTCAACTTCTACAAGAATGTTTTTGGCTTTTAAGTCAGCAACTGCTGCTTCTTTGTTTGGGTAAGTGAGTTTATAAATATTCATTTTATATAGTTGTTAAGGTTGCGAGTTCTGCGTTGGTTAGGCGAGTTTTCCAAATGGCGGCTGCGTTGATATTAGATGCCTCATAAGGAGCATTAAAACCAGCTCCTAAAGCATTTAAGTAAAATTGCGAACAAGTAGGAATACCTCCAGTTGTAGTATCGCTTCCAGCATCAACTCCATTAATATACATTTTAAAATCATTAGCTTTATACGCAATAGCTATTTTGTATCTTGTATTTTGAGTAGGTGTTGTGCTATATGCAATTGATGCTGAATTAGCTCCTCCATCAGTTATATCTGCAGTAAACCCACTTGTTGATATATCAAGACGAATTGAACCATCTGACCATAAAGGTTCAGTAATCGAAATAATTCTATTTATAGCACTTAATGGATTTTTTAAAACAAAGTCCACTAAAATAGTCCCCTCTGTCTGACCGATTAAGTCAGCTATTCCAGTCTTGCTTATTACATCTGCATTTCGTGTTACACTTGCAGAGGTTGTTGGTATGTATGAAGTTGGGTAGCTGCCGAGTTCAGCTTGTGCGCCGTAGGCAAAAACGCCTTTAATACCATCTCCCGACCAAGCAATAAGCGGGT